GCACCTCGCCGCCTTCTTTGGCACCGAACGCTTTGGACAAGCCCAGTGCGCCCAGACCCAGACCACCCAGCTGCGACACCATGGACGGCTGCGCTTGGTAGGAGTACATCGTCTGTTGCGGCGCAACAACGGAACCACGGAGCAGGGAGCTCAGGAACTGCAACTGAGACTGCGGGTAGAGCTGCTGCCGCATGAACTCCTCGTAGGCCAGATCGCGTTGCTGCTGACCTTGGGCCTGCTGAATGGCACCGGCCTGTTGTTGAGCCTGCGCTGCCGCTGCTTGTTGACCGAACGCGGTCTGGCCCAGCTGACCAAACTGCTGACCCATCTGACCCGCCAGCCCCAGACCCTGAAGCCCGAGCTGTGAGCCAAACTGCAGGTTCTTGTTGGCTTGGTCGAACGCAGCTTGCGTACCCTGTGCCTGAATACCACCGAGTTGGTTCTGCAGATTGCGCTGCGCTTCGGCCTCCACGATGGCTTGACGGGAGCCACCAAATGCCCCTGCGCGTGCCGCTGCGGCTTGTTGCCCCGGGAGTTGCCGACCGTAGTCCTGAATCGCTTGTGTCTTCTGCCAGTCCACGACATTCTGCATGTAGGGCGACATGTAGGCTTGCATCGCACCGGGGGACGTCGCCTGCTGCGCATACTGCGCACCTGCACCCAAACCGCCAAGGCCCGCCGCGCCAGTCAAACCAGCAGCCGGTTGAAGCAGCGGGGAAGGCCCGAGATTCTGGATGCTTTGGAATGCTTGGGTTTGCAGAGGAGAAAACCCTGCAACACGTTCCCCGGTGTAGGGCTGATACGCAGTGTTCGAGACAGTCGTGCCTCGGTTCATGATGTCCTCAAAATAAGGACGTGCGTATTCCGGGATGTTGGACTGTTGAACAGTCTGTGTAGTCGGTTGAGGTGCTCCGCCGCCGCCTTTACCCATTGCTATCTCCTAGCGGTAACTCGCAGGTTACCCATTGAACTTGATTGCCGTCATTGGCGAATATTTTTGCCCATCCCTTGCGCCCGGTGAACTCAATGGCGTCGCACTGCATGTCTTTGGCCCATCGGCGCAGCAGCGCCAGCATGGGGTCTTTCCAGAGGTGGAGCTCATCCCCACCGCAAAAGTGCATCGTCAGCACCCGCTTGTTGGGGTAGTCTGTGAATCCGGTGACGACCGCCCCATAGTAAACAGGCCCATCCTCAAAGGCAACCCACAGATGGTGATCAGGGCGTTGCGTCACCAAGTCATACACGTCGTCTTCGTGAAATCTCCCGTGCGTCAGCTGGGCGGCATCCGCCATGAACCCCTGCACGTTGGGCCAGCAGTCGTGGATGTGCTCCGGCGGAACCAGACTGACCATCATGCCCGTCGGGCGGCTTCGCGTTCAGCTTGCTTCATGAGGGCGTAGAACTTCTTGGCCCCGCCCCGGCGTTTGACTTGATCCCTCGGGACGTAGGCTTCGCCGTTGGACAGCAGCGCCGGACGCTTGCCGTCGATCGTAGTCGGGATGGAATCGCTGGTACCAGTTCCCGGACCCTTGATGGGGATCGCCCCAAGACCGGCGGACGCCGCACGCTGCCCACGCTCGTTACTCCCCTTGCCCAAGCCATCCACAGCCTTCTTGGTGAGAACGAAACCACCATCCTCAAGCTCCGGCACGGAGTGCATCTCACCACCCTTGGCCGCGTAGGCGGGCTGCAGGATACCCCGATCGGTGAAGTAGTAGCCGCCCGGGGCCGAAGGGTCGTAGGGTCGCTGGATCGGGCGCTGCGCCCGGTAGTTTGACGCTTGTTGCTGCGGTGCAATAGCCCCCAGTTGAGGTTGCTCGAGCGCACCCAGCGCACCAAGAGCGCCGATACCGGCAGCGGCTGCGCCCATTTTCCCGCCGTAAGCCTTCGGCCCCATGAGTTCGGTGCCGAGCTGGGAAAAGCCTCCCGGTTCGCCAAGTTGACGGACCCCGGCGGAAACGTCGCCCAGATACTGACTACCCATGACAGGAGCATTGGTGCTATTGGGAGTAGCCGATGCGGGCAAACTGCTGTAGTAGTCTGCCGCGCTTGTTTTTATTTCGGGTGCGGATAGCCCGGACTGCTGCATATACTTAACACCCTCCGGGGTATAAGGGTTAGTCGCAAAGTCGGGAGGGCGAGGATAAGTTATCGGCTCCGTATAAGTAGCGGGAACACCCTTATCTAATCCCATTGATATTCCATCGCTGTACGCTTCGGGGTAGGCCCCAATCTTGGTTAGCGTATCCGGCAGTTGACCCGCCCCTGTTATGGCCTGATCAACCGCGCCAAGATTCGTAGCCAGATTGCCGGTGACCGCTTGATTCATAGTGCTGTTCGCACCCAACCCAGCCAGACCCTCACCAAGCCCAGCCCCGCCATAAGCCCCCAGACCGGCCATGATGCCCTTGCCGATGTCGCCGGTGCGAGCAGTCTGAATGCCGCCTACAGCCAAACCAGCACCAACCGGGCCCAGCACAGGAGTCAAAGCGAAACCCAACACCATAGGCAGGACGCTGTCCAAAAACCCAGCTTCGGGGAGTCCGGTGTGCGGGTTAGTGGTCAGGGAGCCACCATGAGCCATAGCAAGTTGTTGCAGCCCAGCGACTTCCCGGGGGCTCATGTGGACAAGCATCGAATCAGGCCCGCGCCCAAGCGCGGCGAGTCCGGCAGCGGTAGATTTCATAGGACAAAAACCCCCAAGATTTTCAGCATATTATCACGCGTAGATGTCCGAAACCACATCCGAAACCCGGCTCACGGTCACGATTACCGAGGGGGTTGCGGGACGGGTCGGGCTTACCTGCGCAGCTATGGCTTGGATCGTAGTAGCAGTGTTTCTGGTGGCCCACATGATCTCGATGTAGTCGGTAGCGGCCAACTGCACAAAGAAGTTCAGCGCCCCGATGATGTGCCCGTCGATCCCGCCGTGGCTGTTTGGAACGGAGAACTGACTGTTGCTGTTGGTGATATCCACGCCGTTCTTCCGGAACCAGATATCCGTGTCATGAATCTGGGCATCGGTGTTGACGAACTGAACGCTGAACTGGATGTTGTATATGCCAGCGGTATCCACCACGATCTTCGATGCCACCGTGCCAGTGATGGCGGTAGAGGTGCGCTCTTGCGAGGTGTTGACCACATACACGCCGACGCCACCAGTGGTTCCCGAGGTCTGCGAGACAATGCGTGTCCCCGCTGTGATAGTTCCACCGGTCAGGATCATGCCGGGGTAGATGGTGCCGGAAGCCACCGCAGATACCGTAAGCACAGTGCCAGCGCCGGGAGGGGCTCCGTCATCGATCGTGCCGGTGAAGCTGGCAGTCCGGTTCTCGTAAGAAACCCCGTTACTGAAGTCCACGGTGTTATATGTTATGGGATACGCAGTGGTGGTTGACCCATCAGCCTGACTGACCGAACTGGAAAACGCACCATAACTGCAGGTCAGGTAATCCCCGCCTCGCGGCCCGAACAGCGCGGCAGTAGCATTGTCCAGCACGTTGAAATAAACCCGAAGCTCCCGGTAGGTCTGGTCGTGATGCTGCGCCATATACTGCTGCGGCGCATTGATCAGATTCGGGGCTTTCGTAGCCTTGAGGACAGCCATTACTTTCTTCCGTCAGGTCGGATGTCGATACGCGGCACACCCAGTTGCCATGCCACACCTTGACCGGTTGACCTGATCTCGAAGGCCATCTGACGGCCACGCACCCGCGTGTAAACCTGCCCCGTGTATTGCTGCACAGGGTAGACGCGCTGCGTGTTGTAGCTCTGCGCACTGGTGACACTCGGGGAGTCCGGTGTGCCATAAGCCGAACCTGAAAACTGCCGGGGTTTGCATACCATCGACACCGCAGGGTAGTTGGGGGCGGGAGTTGTGGAGCCGTCGAAAGTCAGGTCAGGGATGATGCGCCAGACGAACCCGAAGTTGTGGCCATCACCAATGTCAAAGTCCGAGGAACTGACGTATGCCTCAATCGGCACCGGGGTTGAGGTTGTCAGATCATCGTTACCAATCTCGTGGTACATGACTTGATTCGGCACCACCAACCCAGCCGTAGAGTACGCGACGTGTGACGCAGCGGTCGTGCTGTTAAACCCGCGAGTGCATCCGCTCAGGGCTGTGGTCGTCCTGCTGGTGTAAGAGATTTGCTCGCTGTCGATCTGCACCACGCCAGCGTATGGGTAGGAAGACGCGTCAATGACATTCAACGTGGTGTCTATCGATGTGGCAGCAGCCGACAGATAGGTAGTCCTGACGCTGAACGACGCCATCGGACGCTGCCGCAGAGGCGAATCAAGCCACGCAGTGCGGTTCAAGGAGCCGTAATACCACGCGTTGTCGAGGTAGTTGTAGATGACATAGCTGTCGTTGACGTTGCTGCCAGCGGACGGATAGAACCACCAGACCTCGCTGTACTGCTCGTTGCCACCGGCGACCACTTGGAAGCTCTGGTCGAAGTTGAAGTTGTCGAACACAAACTGCCGCACCGTGCAGGGGAGAGTCTGCACACGACCGTCATACATGTAGAACTTGTCCACACCCATCCAGAACATCAGGTTGCTCGCACCGACAACCGCATTGGGGGAAGCGATCGATATTCCGTCCATCAACAGGGTTATGCCCCACACATAGGGTGGCCCCAGATACTGCATGGAATAGATGGCGCTGTCAGACCACACCACGAACTCCTGCCTACCATGCCGCCCCGTAACCAACCGAGAGCCGTGCGACAAGCGAAGCTCACCAGCCTGATTGTCAGCAGCCGGAACCCACTGGTAGATGTTCTCCTGATCAGACCAGCGCACCAGCATTGGATCGAAGTCCGTCTCAGAGTCGGTCGGATCATACGGATTGGCACCCACAGCAATACCAAACCGCTGCACACCCGAAGTGTGCATCTCGTATACCCGGTTGGGGACGAATGCCGCACTGTAGCCGTAGAACGTAGCAAGGCTCTCCAGCGTCACCGCTCTGGCGGGGCTGGTCGTGGTATCGGCAACCCAGTAGTAAATAGCGCCTTCCCGGATCGCGGCAACCAAGTCCTGACCGTAGTTGTCCAGCGACCACAGACGAAGAGCATTGGATTCCTGAACGACAGCAGTGCCGGAATACGCTTCGCCATAACCATCGCGGCTGTAAGGGCCGATACCCCAGCCAGTGCTGACCGAAGCCACCGAGTTGCCGGAGTTTGCCTGATATGCAGCAGATACGGCAGCGCCACCACCAGACCCAGTAGCCGCAGCGGCGGTCGGCAAAATCACTTGGTAGCTGTTTGCGCTCACAATAACGACGATCTCGAACTCAGCGTTGAACGCCGTGTAGTCAGCACCAGTCGCTCCAGAGAACGTCACATAGGTGCCAACGGTAGCGCCATGCGCTGTGTCCGTGACTGTAGCCAGCTTGGAACCGCTGGTAATAGCGAAAGGATTGTTGTTGATCGTGCTGGTATCACGGATCGGGGTGATGTCGTAGAAGGCCCCGCCGTTCTCGATGTAGAGCTTCTGCTCCGTGCCAAGCGCGGTTATGTTGCTGTTGTTTTGCGTGATCCAGTTCCACAGGTTACGGCACACGCCTTTAAACGTGTTGACCACGCCAGCGGATGAAGCAGCTATATTCTGCCAGCCACCGATCTTCTCCGGGTAGCCTGAACGGAAGCGAACCTTATCGCAGTCGAACCAGCCACCCTCACCAGCGTAGTTGGTGTTTTCCCTGTTGATACCCGGCTTGAACTGGAGCTTTGATAATGGCACGTTTAAACCCTCACACGAACGGGCGGGTGCCCTGCTTGTCAATGATCAGCCGGGAGTTGCGCGGTTGAGCGCCATCAATACTCGGCACCGAAATATGCGTCCACGAGTCAAACTCAAGGATGATCTGGTCAAACGGGACTTTGGCAGCGATACACGCCTCCACCACTTCCCGAGGTTTCATTCCCGGCACCCGGATATCTGCCGCGCAACCGGTGCGATGCTGGCTGCTGTCCTTTGATCCCACGGAGTCGTTGACCTGCTTCGATCGGAACCCGGAGTTGATCATGACCGGCTTGCCACCCACTGCCGCTTTAACTTGCTGCAGAAGGCCCGCCAAACGCTTCAGGTTAGCCGTTTCCTGCTCGTTTGGGGTGTTGTCCCATCCGTTGCGATCCGCAGCCTCTGAGCGCGTCAGTTCCTCAAGGGAGAAGTTGATGGATAGCTGGGTCATTCTTTTTTCACCAGAGCTTCATTCTTAGCGGCGGAGCCAGCCGACGAGCCGTAGTAGTAATACAGGACGGCCATCAGTGCGGCATCCAGCGTCCCCAGCAGTCGCGCAACGAGTTCCCGCATGGTGGAATCAACCACAGCGGTCAGCAGGTGATACTGCACAACGCCCCACGTTACCAGCACCACGAAGGCCAGAATCCGGGGAGTCCATACGTCACCCGTCTTTGCCGCCATATCCCGCGCACTGGCGCGGTCTGCCGCATGAACCTTCTCCAGATCAATATCCAGTTCCCGCAGCTTGATCTTCAGGTTGGCTTCAGCAGTCTTGAGCGCGGCCATCTGCTCTGCGGTCAGAGTTCCGGTCTGCAGCTTCTCAATGATCTGCTCTTTGGTTGCATTCGGTTCGCCAATAGCACCGGCAATCGCTTCAACTGCCATACCGGCCAACGGCCCGCCAAGTAGCGTAGCTGCAGTCGGCGCAACCGACTTGACCAAACTTTTCCAATCGAAGTCGCTCATTTCTTCTGCCTTTCTTCCAGCATGCGGGTTCGCACCTGAAGGTCGTGGATTTCTTTGAATATCTCTTCCTTGAGCTTGTGTCGCTGCTCGGCAGAAATTGGGCTATCCGTAGGTGTGCCGCTTGAAGTAATCAGAGCAGGCATCTGCCCTTCGATCTTGGTCAGGCGCGTATTGAAGGACGACACCTCACCGAGCAGCCAAGCAAGCGCTGCTACCACAATCGGGATCACCGCCTTCAGTACGTCAGACCAACTCACTTCTTCAAGCCCTTCAGGGTCTGCGCGAGTCGTGCGCGTTGACCCATCTTGCCGGGAGCCTTGGCAGCTTTTGCCAGCTTTCCAGCCGGGATTGGTTTGCCGGGTTTGGCACCCAGAGCGCTACGCAAGGCACCGGGTTTCTTGACCGCTTTCTGAATCCATTTCTCGGCCATGTCGGTCTCCTGTTAGGCGGTACGTTTCCACATATAAACGACGATGTACGGTTGCAGATTGGCATTCGTTCCAGAGACGCCTTCGGTGCTGTTTGCAACCGTGATACCGGTTGTGGATGTCGAAGTAGTTACGGTATTCTGACCGGCAATGTTTGAAAACGCGGCGTAAGAGCCGCCGGAAGAAAAGCAGGATACAGTATGGTTGTGCCCCGGATCAGTCACCGTTGCGGTGTGGGTATGGCTCACCACAACCGCGTCAGCAGAACCACCCGTTTCCTCCGCCGTATCAAACGCAGCGTTCCCGGCGTCCAAACCAACCATGACGCGACCAGCGCCAAACGCAGTCCATGTGCCGAAGCCAAGCAGCGTCGCGGGATTAGTCGAGCTTGTTGCGTTTGTGTAGATCGAGCCTACGGGATACATCGCAGCGAGCGCTGCCTGCACAAATGCGGTCGTCGCAAGGGTGGTGTCGCTGGTACCGAATGCCTGCGTTACGCCAACAGAAGAACCGGGGATGTCATACGCGACAACATTAGTTCCATCCACGTAAAGATGAACGCGGTATCCATTTGGCACCGTGATCCCCGTCCCTGCGCTGGTCTTGACAACGATACTCTGTGACCCGCTGGTGTTATTGCGCACCATGTAAGTCTTCTGGATCGTCGGGACAATCAGGTTCCGTGTGGTCGTGAGCGATACGCTGGAGGTGACATTGAGCGCGAAGTTCCGGGCCGTCTGCGAGGCATTGGAATCTGTCAGGGTGATCGTGAGATCAGCATCGGATGTGAAGTTCGGGTTGCCATAGCCCACGATCGCCTGCTCAAGCGCGGTGCCAAGGTTCGTGTTGTTTGTGGTGCCCCAAGTGCCAGACTGGTCACCGAGCGGGATAAGCTCGATCTTGAGGTTGGTAGAGTAGGTCGATCCGGGCATGTGTTCTCCCGCTTTTATCTAAGGTTTTTAAGGATACGGCACATTGACTATCGGGTTGATCTCACCGGAAATTGTGTCATACCAGTATTGGTCAGCAACAACGGAGGGGTCACAATCAACCCAAAACAACGGCTCAGCAACATCAAATTCATTATCCTCAACCTGACAAACGCGGGCGCTGTTCGGATAGGTCTCATAAACCGGCTTTAGCGGGTTGCCGCTCCAGCTAGCAACGTACTGCACAGAAACTCTTGGATCAATCAATGCTTTCATGGTTTACCCCACATATTCAATGAGAACTGCGCCGCCAACGGCACCATAACCAACAAGGCCGGTGTAATTACCAAACGCGCCCGGCCCCCCATAGGTTTGACCAACGGCCCAAGTAACTGCGGAAGTTGTGCCTGTGTTTTTGCCGCTAGTTGAAGCAACCGGAAGCATATACGCAGGAGCAACAATACCGTCTAAAGCCGATTGATTGGTACCATTAAAAAATATCCCGCTTGAACCGGCTCCGGGAGTTCCATCAACACCTGTTGCGCCGCCGCCGCCAGTTGCGCTTATTAAAGAACCAAATGACGAAGTTCCTCCACTAGAGCCATTACCGCCATTAGAGCCAGCGCCGCCAGCCCCCACGGTAACCGTGTAACCAGTGCCGGGCGTAACTGTGTAAGAACCTATCGCTAAACCGCCGTTTCCGCCGGGAGTAGAAAACCACGATGAGCCGCCACCGCCACCGCCAATACAAACCACTTTAACTGCGGTCACGCCAGCGGGAGCAGTCCATGTTGAAGTACCAGACGTATAAAGCGCATATGTCCCCTGCTGCAAAGCTATGCTTGCAGGGAAGGTGACGAAGACATCTTTGGTTCCGGCAGAAAAATTGACCGCAGAGCCAGAGTTTGAGGAGGCAAGAACAGTATCGCGGGACAGCGTAGTGCCGGATGATGTATAAGTTCCTACGCCAACCTCCCATTCACTCGTGCCCTGACCGGCGATGCAGTAGTAAGTGGTGTTGGCGTTCCCGATGGCCGAAAACGATTGATATCCGGTAGCCGCGCCAGCAAGAGTGACTGTACCGGTTCCGGTGGTTGTTGTAGTCTCTTTGACCCGATCTTTTACAACTAGCGCCATGCTATCTCCTTACGTCTCAATTTCTTCCCATTCGGGCTGTTGCTGGGTGTCGATCTCTTCCCACTCATCAGCACTCGGTGTTACTGCCGCAGACCATGCTGCTGATTGCGTATTTGGTATTGCAGTCCACACGGCACCTTCACTGCTGTTGATATTCGACCACCCAGCGCTTTGCGCAGTCCCGACTGGGCTCCAAGTCGTTGATCCGTTGGGATCAATCATACTCCAGCCTGCCGTCTGCGTGGTACTCACCGCAGTCCAACTTCCGCCCGGGCCCGATATAACCAGACTCCAGCCAGCGGACTGCGTAGTTCCGATCGGCGTCCAACCAGTGCCTCCCGGGGTGCCTACATTTTGCCAGTTTGGTGTCTGGGTGTCACTTATCAATTCCCACGGTGGCGGGGCGTATACGAACCCGACCGCACCGGCAGCAAACACCCCGGTCAGGGCTGGGCCGTAGCTGGACTCGACGTTCCCGGCAAATCCGGTGGCAGAGGTGCCCGTCAAGGCGATGGTCAGGGCAACCCCGAAGTCCCCGACAGAGCCCACAAGCTGAACACCTGACAGCAGGAGCCCACCCTCGACTGTGCCGACCTCGCCGGTTGCTGCAACACCGGTCAGGTCTACGGTGACATCAACCCCAGTGGTTCCTACTTCACCGGTTGCGGTTACGCCCGGTATCTCTGCGCCGATATCAAGCTGGCCGACCTCGCCGGTAGCAAATACCCCTGATAGTGCGATCTGCCGCTCTTCGACGGACAGGGTGCCAACCTCACCGGTGGCCTCAACCCCAGATATGTCTACAGGGGATGCGTAGGTGACATCGCCAACCTCGCCACGAGCAACCGCTCCGGAGTAGTAAGAGTCCCCGCTGAACGGATTCTCAGAGAACACCTCCCCGCCAAAACCGCTGCTGGAGATGTATGGCGCAATCGGCACCGACAGGGAAGGCGTAACCGAGCCGACACTAGTTGAGAGAGATACCCCGGTTATATCTACCGTGGACTCTGGGCTGACATTGCCAACCTGACCGGTCGCAATAACCCCGTCTTCCTGAGATGAGGTGGACTCCGTTACATCACCGACCGCACAGGTGGATTCAACGCCGGAGAGGCTGATCTCAATGGATGGCGTTACATTGCCAACGCTACCGGTAGACTCAACCCCGGTAAGCAGCGTGGCAAATTCCACGTCACCGACAACGCCAAGTGCGTATACGCCGGGGTAGCCAACCGTGCCGCCGAATGGGATATCCGAGAACGGAGAATCACTGAACGCGCCCAGCGCATTGCCGGTGCTGATCGGAACTGTAAGATCAACACCAAGCGAGCCAACCGCGCCGGAGCCGCTCGCACCACTCAGCGTTACTTCACTGGATGTGGATACGGTTCCGGTTTCACCGGTAGCCGAAACGCCGTTCTCATCGACTGCCAATGCTGCAGCGACATTCCCGGCCGCGCCGGTCGCTTCAACCCCTGATATCGGTACCGCATAGCCCACATCGCCAACCGCACCCGTTGCCGAGACGCTGGTGAGCGCGATATCAACCTGAACTCCGGTGACGCCAACATCTCCTGTTGCCGAAACCCCAGAGATGGATACATCGAGGTTCGCTACGACATTTCCTGTCGCACCGGTGGCTTCAACCCCGGTAATTGCAACTGTAGTGCTTGGCGTTACAGTTCCGGCAGCGCCGGTCGATTCAACGCCGGATACCAAAGACGTCTTCTCGCCAACCACTTCCCCTGCTTCACCGGTGGCCTGAACAAGCGGCATCCCGGCGTAACCGCCGAATGGCGCAAAGGCAAAGGGCGAGTCGCTGAAGGCACCAGCGCCTGCGTAGCCGCTATTGACCTCGACGCTAATGTCTACGGATACACTGCCGACAGCAGCAGTGCTAAAGACCCCGGTGATGCCTACTGCCGATTGGATGCCTACGTTGCCGACCTGACCGGTGGCGATAACCCCATCTTCTTGAGACGAGGTGGATTCGGTGACATCGCCCACCGCGCAGGCAGATTGAACGCCGGAAAGCGCTACCGTTACTGATACGTTTAAACTGCCTACATCACCGGTGGCCTCTACCCCAGTTAAGACGTTCGTTACTTCTACGTCACCGACAACGCCAAGTGCGTATACGCCCGGATACCCGACAGTCCCGCCAAACGGGATGTCAGAGAACGGCGAATCGCTGAACGCGCCAAGGGCATTGCCGGTGCTGATCGGGACGGAAAGATCAACCCCAAGGGTGCCGACATCATCTGCGGCTTCTACACCGGTCAGCGCAACAGAAGATGACAGAGTGACATCTCCAACTGCGCCTGTGGTCTCATTCCCGGTCTCCGCTACAGATACAGATGGGGATACGGAACCTACAGCGCCGGTGCCAGCAACACCGGATATCGGGACTGAGTAGACAACATCACCAACAGCACCGGTAGCCTCAACACCGGTCTGGGCTATTGATACAGAAACCCCAGCGCTGCCTACAGCACATGAAGATGAAACGCCGGATATGGCTACATCGATGTTCCCAGTGACGCTACCTGTTGCGCCGGTAGCCTCAACCCCGGAGATGGCGACATCAGTGTTCGGCGCTACGGTTCCGGCAGTACCAGTGCTTTCAACACCAGTGAGGGCGGCTTCATATAAAACCTGAGTTCCAACACTACCCACATCACCGATGGCGGCAACACCGGGATAACTGATTGTTCCGGTGAATGGTATATCTGAGAACGGCGAGTCACTAAACGCACCCAACGAACCAATAGCCGCAGTATCAACAGATAACGTGACCCCAAGATCACCAGCAACACCAGACGCGCTGGCCGTGGTAAGCGAAAACTCAGATGCGGGTGATAAAATTCCGACATCGCCAGTGGCCGATACGCCGTTTAAACTAACATCACGGCTAGTTCCAACGCTCCCGACGGCGCTGGTTGACGCGACTCCTGATATGGGTGCGGCATAACCAACATCACCAACCGCACCAGTGGCTGAGATGCCAGTAAGCGCAATATCAACCTGAACTCCGGTGTTGCCAACCTGACCCGTAGCAATCACACCATCTTCTTGCGATGATGTAGATTCAGTGACATCGCCAACCGCGCAGGTGGATGAAACCCCGGTAATAGCTACAGAAAAATCAACGGTAACATTGCCAGTCGCACCTGAACCTGCTACTCCAGTGAGAGCGGCTTCATAGGTAATAACCGCAGCAACATTACCAACTTGGCCAGAAGCCTCCACACCCGGTGAGCCAAGCGTTCCGGTGAACGGTATCGAAGAGAACGGAGAATCACTAAAAGCACCATCAGCACTGGATGATGCTGTGGGAACAGTGATCGTCGGCGGAAGAGTTCCTGCACTGACGGTTGACTCAACGCCAGATAGCGCGACGGTATAGCTGAGGTTGTCTACAGCACCAGTGGCTTCGACCCCGCTGACCGGTATATTAGGATTTGCTGATACAGAACCGACACCTGCGGTTGCTGCAGTGCCGTTTAAACTGGTATCCGATGAAACGCCAAGGCTACCTACAGCGCAGGTGGCCTCGGTGCCGTTCTCATCTACGGATATTGAAGGCGATACATTGCCCGCCGCCCCGCTGGCGGATACGCCAGATAGAACAACAAACGCCAGTACCGTTGCTGTGGCACTGAATGGCGTTGCTGAAAACGGGGCGTCACTGAACATGCGCTACACGGGGGTTACCCCGCGCCCCGGGTTACGCGAGTCGAATCAGCGCACTCGTGGAGTTGTTGGTCGGCATCGTCAGCGTAAAGGTGCCTGCGGTCACCGTCTGGGAACCAAACGTATGAACGCTCACCGCACGATTGGCCTGCGTGTTGTTGTAGATCAGTACCGCATCGAACGCAGTGGTCAACGTCACGGTAGTGTAGGTGATGCTGGCCGTTGGCGTGGTGTAGCCGGTCGTGCCGCCTGTCGCCGGGGCATTCCATGCGGTGATGGCAACGCCGCCAGCCGTGTAGTTCGTGCCGGTGACTTCTCCGGTAGCCGTGTAGGCGGTAGAGCTGGCGTTCATCGTGGCCGATGCGAGATACAACGCAGCCTTGAACGAGTCAGCGGTATTGAGGGTGCGGGCCGGGTTGGTCGCGCTGAAGTTGTGATACGCGTTCAGGAGTTCGCCCTTGAACGAAGTTGCCATTGCTTGAGTATTTGCCATTTCGTCTTCCTTTCGTTAATCAGGCGATCATTGCCGCAACGCCATCTGCAAAAACATTTCTTTTGAGAACAACATGGACAGAGCGGTGAACAAGCTCACCTTCATGCCAGTATTCGATCCATTGAGTCATCTCATGGTCGTTTTCGACCACACCTTCTTTTTTCTCAAGAAGTGACTCGTCCATCTCGCCTTTCGTCGTAAACACCAGCGCCATATATAGCCTCTTTGATAATAGGAACAGCAGAACCCTCGAACAAATACGACCCGGCGTGGCCAAGCCGAACCCAAGGAGCAACGTGTATTTTAATCCCATGCTGTCGGCACAGGTGGCAAAACGCGTAGTCTTCCGAAAGCTGCTTGCCAGTCTCCGGGTCTTTCATGAGAAAGAAGAAGCTGTTGATCGTCTTCTCACTGGTGCCGTCCACATACTTATCGGTATGCGGCGCGAGGGCCTCGAATACAGAGCGCTTGATCAACATAAAACCAGTGCCAGCGCCGAATACCTCGACTGGATCGTAGGCGCTAACCACCTGCTCCTTCTCGTAATCCAGCAAGTTCACCACCAACGAACCGGTGTAACGGGAGAGGTCTTCAGGGCCAGCACCAGCCAATGCCATTTTGTGAACCATGTGCCAGTTGATTTCCTTTTTTGGGTACACCCCGGCGATCACGTCCTTATCGGCCTGCATCATCTTCCAAATATCGGAGGCATCGAATTTGATGTCAGCGTCAATGAAGATCATATGGGTAAAGTCATGCTGCAGCAAAATCGCAGCAAGCTGATCCCGAGCGCTGGTAATCAGGCTATTGTTGTAGATGTAGGCGAAAGCGACATCAACCCCATGGCCATTCATCGTGGGAATGATTCCAAGCGAGGAACGCGCATATTCTCCAGCGCACATGCCACCAAACATCGGGGTTGCAACAAGTAGTTTCATGCGAGCCTCAGAATCGCTGACGTGCTGGATGCGGTCGGGAACTCCACGGTGAAGGTCGTCGTGGAGGTCTTGTCGGAGCCGAAATCCAGAACAAAGACTGCCGGATTGGTTGTCCCATTGTACTTGTAAACCAGCGCTCCGCGAGCGGTGATGGCACCCGACCACGAGACATTCGAGAACGACAGGTAGGTCACCGCCGAGCTTCCGGTTTGGGTGCCGATCGTCGGGACTTGGCTGATGGTCAGCGTCTCACCACCTGCGGTATACCCAGCGTCGGCAACCTCACCAGTGGCGGAGTAGGCAGTCGTGTCGGCATCCAGAGTCGCGCTGTTGGTGTAGAGGGCGATCTTGAATACGTCCGTGGTGCCCGTGCCGAAGTCGTAGCTGCCATCCAGCAGCCCGGTCTTGAAGACGTTGCACAGTGCGTTGCCGGTAAAGGCCATATTAGCTCACAGGAACGCGAGGCGTCCCGCTCCGGTATTGATCCTGTTTCTCCATGCCGTCACCCAGACGCTTGGCCATCATCAGGGATTCCTGATACTTCTTCTCGTATGCGGCAATCAGGTCGGGCTCACCCTTCATGAACGTGTAGGCTTCCACCAAGGAGCCATACAGCAGCACAGGATCGAAGTTATCGGCAAGCCAGCTTGTCCCGCTGGCAGCGGTCGTGATGGATTCAGGGTAGTAGAAGTAATGCAGTTCCACCACGTACGCGGCATCGGGTGTCGGGCCAAGAATGAACGTAAGCTCAGTCTCATCCGTGGACAGCGGACCAAACATCGCGTAATGCGCAGGAAGGCCCGTCGAAGTAGGCGTCGGATAAGCCTCACGGATGTAGCTCACGTCTTTGTTCAACAAGAAGCTGTACGCACCAGCGCCGTTCACAACCGCCATAGAATAAACGGCAAGAAAATCGGTCGGGCAGTTCAGATATTTGTTGTTGATCGTGGTAGACCCAGTGACGTTCTTCCGCAAAGCAGGAAACAGCACCGTGTTGTAGATGCGCTGCTCGGCTTGGGTAATGAAGGTGTTGATCTGCTCGGCGCTAGTAAGCGACACCTCTGCTCCGGTGGAGCCGGTGAACGAAGTGTTGGGGAAGTCATTTTCCAGATACCCCTTGATTTCAACGAACAGCGTCGAGTAGTTCATCGTTTACCTCAAGCCATCGGGCCGCGAGCCGTAGTTCCTTTGGTGGCAGCGCCGTTACCGCGAGTCTTGATGCCGGAGCTCTTCGGCTCGGGATAACCCTTCGAGCTGATGTTGCCCACCGACATACGCATGTCGTTGATGCACTCTTGGTTCTTGGCTGCACCGACTTCAACCGTGGCGACTTTTTTGATGGGTTCCATCATTTGCTCCCTTGATTGCGGGCACGGGCCATGTTACGACCCACTTTCTTCATGTCCATCGAGGTCGGGCCACCTTTTTTGAAGGTCGGCTTCTGCCCCGGGTGCATCCTCTGCTCGTGTTTCCGAACGGCTTTTTTCGCGTCCATGCGAATCTCCTATGTAACCGACACGGTAACCGTGCCTAACGAAATGGTCATGGCCAGCACATTCGGCGTCAGACCGGCATCAAAAGCTCTGGCACCGCCTACAGGTGCCCAGCCCCATTCAATTATACGGCTACCGCCCTCTGGTGTCCCCACATCTGAAGGGGATAACTGCAGCCCGCTGGTTCCCGAGGTCCGGTAGCTTACGTCCGGGCGGGGGTTACGCACCGCTTGCGGGTCGTTCACAGGATACAGGCCAAGCGACAACTGCGGCTGATCCGGCTCCCAGCAAGACGGGCAGACCAGAATATTGACGTTTTTGGTCTTGATGACCAGCGACTTCAGCTGCTTCAATTTGTACCGGAACCCACAACGATCGCACTCCGCGATCGAGAATTTACCGGATGAAAACTGACTGGGCACTTACGCCCCCTACCCGCCAATAAACTGCTGGCGGGGCACGAACCGAAGCGGCGCGGTCTCCCGGTCTTCCTCGGCGGCAAACTGGTACTGCTGCTCGTAGTCCATCTTGAGCTCCATCCTGCGCTGCGGGTCCACGTCGGGAATCTTCATCGACAGGTAGTAGGCCAGACCGGCCACCATCGGCGGCAGGAACCGGAAAGGGATGTCTTGGCCGTTGATACCATTCCCGGCATCCTGCATACGACGCATCCGCCAGTAGACGAACGTGTAGGTCTGGGAGTTATCAGGCTTCGGCCAGATGTGAATCTGGGGGTACTGAACGACGTTGGTGGCGTTGGTCGCACCAGTCTTACGCTGGAACCACACCTGAATCGGACGCCCTGTGGCGTTCTTGTTCGGGATCATGGCGTAGGTCGGCATACTGATCCGGGAGATGTTGATGTCCTGCTGGTTCACCCCGGTGCCAGTCCGGATTACATGGTCCAGCAGATCGATCGTATCAACCGGCATGTCGTAGTCTGCCACGTTGTAGGTCAGCGTCTGGGTACCCTGCTCGATAGTCCACAGGTTGGTCCCACGGTTCGCCCACTCAATCGTCAGCAGGTTAAGCGACCGCCGCGCCGTGCGCAGGTCATAGCCCGAACGCAGCTCTTTCCCGCAACGCTCGAACGCCTCTTCCACGAGGCTGTTCAGGTCGAGATTGAAGTCGGTCGTGTCGGTCGTCTTATAGGCCATTATCGGAACCTCGCGGTCTTCTTGGCGATGCCTTTCGGCTGTTTCACGAACTGCTTGCCCGCCTGCTTGCCACGGCGCTTCGCAGCGGTGGTGGCAGCATATTCAGCGGAACTGAGCGACTTGATGGCAGCTTCAGGCAGATACCGCTCTCCTGTCTTGCTGGAGGGCTTCCCGGACTTGGTACGCCACTTCTGGGCCGTCCATGCCTTGAGGCTCTGCTGGGGAGCTTTCATCCCTTGTATCCGCCACCTTTGGCCTTGTACTGCTTGGCCAGCAATTGCGCCTTACGGGCCGACCACTGACCAGCCCCGGTACCCTGCACCGCTCGAGACTTGATGCTCTTGAACAGCGACTCGCGCATACCCGGCTTGGTGTAGTTGCCAGCCTCGTTGACGCGGCTTGCCCCGCCCTTGCTGAAGAGCTTGGTAGGCTCGGTGCCGTCCTTGCGGACGATCTTCCGGGCTTTGGGCATTTTACTGGGGGCGATCGCCCCCATGCCGCGAGAGGGCCGCATCAGCAGGCCCGGCCACCCTTGGCCATCTTGATCATCTTGCCCTTGGTCTTGCCGCGAGACTCGATACCACCGCCGCGAGCAAACTTCATGCCCTTGGCTTCGGCTTTCTCGTGCTTGATCATGGACTTCGGAGCGCCCTTCTTTTGCATGAAGGCCACTTCTTTCTTCATCATTGCTTTCGATTCTTTCATCTCGCCACCTTTAGCTTTGGATTGAACGGAGTGAAACGGCATGTCAAGCTTACCATGAGCGGTATTGGGCCGGTTGATTTTGGCTTGCGTACTATAGCCCTTGGCTTTGTCGGCTTGCACGAACTCCTTCCCTACCGACGTGGGAACCCCGACCTTTTTGGCGAATGCCGGGTTGTGGGCGACAGCCGCCATGAGGCGGTGTTGGGCTGGAGATTTGGAGGGCATCAGATCATCCGGCCCTTGGTTTTACCGCGAGCTGCACAGCCATCAGCGGCGCGTACATAACCGCCTTTTTTGAACTTCAGCTTGCCTTCGCCCATCGTGGTTGCTGTAGTCGGAGCCTTTTCTTCTTTTTTGCGGCGCTCTTTATCGCGGGCGTCGTCTAGTGCTTGTTGTTGCCCGGGGGTCAGTTGTTGCTTTTGTTCAGCCATGTTAGTTCCTTTGCGATTTTGCAAGGTCATCAATCTTCTCTTCGAGGCGTTTAAACCCGCTGTCGAAGCGCTCAACAATCCGGTCTACCTTGTCGTCCACTTCCTTGCGAGTGATATGTTCGCGGGCAACTTCCTCGCGGGTGCGGTTCAGCAATATGCTGAGCCGACCAAGTTCGTCCATCTTGCCTTTAAGCAGCATGGCCATTCCAGCCACGACGAACGACAGCACAGCGTTCCACAGCATCATTTCCATGACTTAGCACTTCCATGCGCGTAGGCTTTTGTTGATCCGGCTGTTCGGATCATTCGCCGTCTTCTTCGATGTCAGCTTCTTCTTCATGCCAGACATCCTTGCGCAGAAGCTGTCTCTCCTTGAGCCACCTTCGGGTTGCGGCGGCTTCAAGCCGGGCTTTCCGGGATTGGCCGCGTTGTAAGAGGCCCTCCCCTTCGCGTTTAAACCACCCTTCGGGTTCTTGCCTTCTTTTCGCTGCCATGCCGGACTCTTAGCCATAAGCCACCATAAGAGATTCTGTCTCAGCTGTATCCTGCGCAGCCTTGATCATTGGGTAAAGGTAGTCTTCCCCGAACGCACCCTCGAACTCGGTGACACCCATGTGGCCCAGCTTGATCGTCGGATCAACCCAGACTTGGAAGCCCTCGGCGCGAGCGCGGTCGCAGAAGTTGTAGTCCTCTCCGATGTATCCCTCCGGAGTGGATTTGAAATCGAACAGAGAGTAGATCGTGCGGCCCGATGCCACATCATGAAAGCGCCACTCGGGGTGGCGGTCGATCAGCACCTCAAACACTTGACGCTGCACCATCATGAATCCGGTGCCCATCTGTTTTGCCCGGGCAAGACCCATGGAGTCCATGAGCAGATTGCCATCAGCATCGGAGTCGAGATTGAGGTGAAAAGTCTTTTGTTTCTTGCGGGCGACACCGGTGCCGCCGACGATGTTCTTTGCGGGGTTGCCGGAGAAGGCCAGTAGCCGAATGATGTCGTTGGGATCGAACGTCATGTCAGCGTCGATGAACATCAGGGTATCGCAGGAAGACTGCAGGAAGTCATCGACAAGGAGGTTGCGGGCTCTAGACACAACCGAGCATCCGCTGATCGTGCCCATGGCAAACTGAATGCCGTACTGCGGGGCGATGCGAGCGAACTCCACCAAAGCACCCATCATCTTGATGCCGACCTTGAAGTCGTAAGCGGGAATCGCGAAAAACAGCTTCCGCCCGCTTATGTCGAATTGCTGTTGGTTTTGCATTGATATTCCGTATAGTGGAATTTTGATCAATATTACCGGTATATTAGCATTACCGCTTCGTCAATGTGGCGATAATGTCCTGACACGCTTCCTTGAAAAACTGCATGGCGTGTTGCTGATATTCCTGATTCCGGGAAACGACTGAGGGGTGCATGGAATACCCCCAAGTCGCCATGAAGTCGCAGACATACCCAACATGCGGGGCATTTGCGTCCCGCCAATTCTTGTCGAGGTAGTAGAACGCGAATTCCGAGAAGGGCTCCTTGTGGGTGGGGTCCCCGTAGTAGCGGCTGGACGCCCAGTGGGGGAGGATCAGGGTGCATTTACCCTCAACTCGCAGGACCCGGTACAACTCATTGAAGAAGTGGACCCGTTCCGGCCATGTCAGATGCTCGATGAAATGGCTGCAATGCACCTCATCAACAGAGCCGTCCTTCCAAGGCCACGGCTTGCGCAAGTCATAAACGAGGTCAACAGCATCAAATTTCAAGCTGTCCACCCCGAAGAAGCCCTCTTTCTTATTTTTGCCGCAGCCAAGGTCGAGCTTGATGAGTTCGGGGGCGGCGACTGCTTTCAGCTTCTTTTTGGAACTAGCCACGTTGCGTGTCCTCTCGTTGGATTAAGGGTATACCTTCATTGGTGTGTGCCGCGACCAAAAAAGCCGCATCACGCTGATGAAACAGGTGCATCGCATCAAACCCGACCTCACTGCACCGCTGTAATGTAGCTATAGGGAGCCGCGCACAAAAAGCCTGTTCGAGTGTTTGTCGGTCCATGGCCCGCCGCTACCAGCAGATGTCTGTGTTTATATCATAATGCCCGACAAGGACATCGCAGTCTATCGCGCACCGGTAACCAAATTTGCGGGCATCCCCCCAGAAATACAGGTCCTGTGTACCCACGCCCTCCTTCCCGGCCAGCGTTTTAAACCACGGCTTGCGCAGACGCTCGTCCCGGAACATCTTCATCCGCCAGAGATTGAACCCCATACCGGTGCCACAGCACTCCACCAGTTGGCCCGGTACCGGCGGCTGGGGTCGGAAGTTGAGCACGGGGTCTTTGGGATCACCCCAAATCTGCGGGACGCCACCTTCCCCCTTCGTCCAATATAGCCCCCCGATGCAGGCAAACTCCGGGTGCTCTTCCATCCTTTTGATCAGTTTGATCAGTCCGTCAGAAGGCGGGATATTGTCATGCTCGATGGTGAGAATGTATTCCCACTGCCCCAGTTCCGGGTGATTGACGATCTCCGAGATAGAATTGCTGAACGCTTCGCCAACCTCCATGCCGATTGCCGCCATGCGATGTGACGCCTGATTCGGCGGGAATATCAATCCACAGTGCGACAGGTATACCTTCGTGGGAATTTGCGCTCCGGCGGGGATCAGCATGACCACGCGCTGCTTTTTCCAGCTCGCACCCTGAATAATCCGGGCGGTTGATTTGGCCAGATTCGCGTTGTGGATACCAGCGGTCTCGATCAGTTGCGGTTTCATCCGTTCCCCATCAATGTTTGAAAGTCAGTAGGCATCCAAGCATATATGTCAGCCTTCTCCGGCGTCTCCCATCCTCGGGCCGCACACTCGGCCAAAATAGCCGCGTAGGCCGCACCAAACACTTCAGCGGGGGAGGAGGTCAACGGAAAGTCGAGGACAGACATCACGGCAAAAGAGGACGGTCCACCCGTCACAGGATCGGATGATAAGACCGCCGTCCAATGAACCCGCATCTGAAACCCATCGGCAGGGTTATTGACGTAGTACATCTCTTTGGTCGGGTGAATGAATACCTTGATCATCCCCGCATCCTTATACCCAAATTTGCCCGTTGCGCATTAGTACCTGCTTGAGTCAAGTTGGAGAGGCCAATGGTGCTGAAGTTGGTCGTGCCGGAATACATCCCCAAGCCCGTGTACCAGCCGTAGCTGTTAGCCGTTGCCTGCCCCGGATCATGCGCAGAGAACGCGCCGATTTGCGCAGAACCAACACCGAACACCGACATGGTGTTGCCCAACGATGTGGTCGCAGCGCCCGTGAGCCCGGTAGCCCGGGTGGACATGGCAACCGCCATCCAATATTTGTCTGCATTCGCATTGATATTCAGGGGGGCAGAGAAAAACAATGCACCCGTCACGCTACCCGTGCTGTTGCTTTGCCAACGAAACTCGCTGTTCGTGGTTGCGGAAGAGACGCTGGATAGTGTCTGGCCATTCAGTGTGTATATGCAGGCCGTCAAAGACCATAACACCCCTGCAGACGATGTATTACCCGCCGTGGTTACACTCACCGACGCCATTACATCAAAGCGGGTGGCAGACAGATTGTGATCAATCGGGCAGTAAAACACCGACGCCGAACCATTGATGGGGTTACCAACCGTTGTAATGAAATCGTTCGGACGGAAAAATACCGACTCCGTAGGATCGGCGTAGGAAGCCGTCATCGTCTGACCGTTAAGCCCGAACGTGATGTTGTTGCTGTTCGAGAAAATCACGGTGCCGCTTGTCGCGGTCGCGCCGCCCGCAGCGATGTTTGGGCCCGTCTGATTGGTCGTTCCGCCGCCCGCGCTGAATACAATAGTATTTGAATTGCCTGACAGAGTTACATTAGGGCCACCCTCCAGCACCAAGGGGCCCTCCGTGGACAGCGAATACGAATTTGCACCATCCGTGTTGCCGACAAGACTCCACGCGGAGAAGTGATCATCAAGATTATTGAGCGATAACGACACGCCGTTGGTGTCAACCGACAGAGTTCCAGTGAGATTTGTCAGCGCCAAAGCCGTATTCGTGCCCGCCCCGCCGCCACCGCCGGGATTCACGCTGATAGATATCGCATTGCTGGCGATGGTGCCAGAGGCGTTCGTGCCAAAGAAATTGGCATTTGCCTGAACAAAATCTGTGCCCCGGTTGGATGCCATCGCTGTCGTAAGGAACTGCGGCACCGCCATGGACAAACCATTGGTACTCAGAGTGGCCACAACAGCGGTGCCAGCCGTTGTCGTACTGGTAAATCCGGTACCCGCTCGTCCAGATGTCAGATCATTGACGTAGGTCGTGATGTATTGCGGCACAGCCATGGACAAACCATTGGTGCTCAATGTAGCCACAACAGCGGTGCCCGCAGTAGTCGTGCTGGTAAACCCCGTCCCGGCGCGACCGGAAGTGAGGTCATTGACGTAGGTCGTAATGTATTGCGGCACAGCCATACTCAGACCATTGGTGCTAAGTGTGGCAACAACAGCAGTGCCAGCCGTTGTCGTACTGGTGAACCCCGTGCCTGCCCGTCCAGACGTCAGATCGTTGACGTAGGTCGTGATGAAGGCCGGAACCCCGAGGCTCAAACCATTCGTAGAGTTGGTCCCCACGATTGCGGTGCCTGCGGTAGTCGTGCTGGTAAACCCGGTGCCAGCAATGTTCCCGGACGCCTGTGTCTGGGTGGTCTGCGCGGCAAATGTCGTGATGAACGCCGGGATTCCAAGACTCAAACCGTTGGTCGAATTCGTGCCGACAACCGCAGTGCCAGCTGTCGTTGTCGTGGTCAGTCCGATACCAGCGATGTTCCCAGAGGCTTGCGTCTGCACCGACTGGGTTGTCAGATAATCCGTCTTGACTGTGGCGGTCACAACCCCGTTGGTGTCCATACCAAACGACACGCCATTGGAATTGCTGAATACCACAGTCCCGGTGCTGGTTGAATTGGTTCCGGCGGAGATGGCAACCCCGCCACCGCCCGGACCACCAGCGTTCACGCTGATGGAAATGGCGTTACTGGCAATGGTGCCAGAAGCATTTGTGCCGAAGAAATTGGCATTCGCTTGAACAAACTGCGTGCTGGCACCCGACTGCATCGCCGTGGTGAGGAACGCCGGAACACCCATGGAAAGGCCGTTGGTGCTCAGAGTGGCCGCAACAGCAGTCCCTGCAGTGGTGGTGCTGGTAAAGCCCGTGCCTGCCCGCCCAGAGGTCAGATCGTTGACGTATGTGGTGATGAACTGCGGCACCGCCATCGACAGGCCGTTTGTCCCAAGAGCCGCAGTAACGGCGGTTCCTGCAGTGGTCGTGCTAGTGAAGCCGGTCCCGGCAATTGCGCCAGACGCCTGTGTCTGAACAGTTTGCGTAGTGAGGTAGTCCGTCTTCACCGTGGCGGTTACGGTGGACCCGACAGTACCGAAAGACACCCCGTTACTGTTGGAGAACACATACGCCGTCTGCGCAACCGGTGCGGCCACGCTGACGCTGATCCCGTTACTGGCTATAGTGCCGGAAGCATTGGTCCCCGCAAACGCCGCCGTGGCCTGCACGAAATCCGTGCCCCGGTTGGACGCCATCGCAGTAGTCAGATATGCGCCCTGCGATTGGTAATTGGTCGCAACGGTTCCGGTAATCACACCATTGGTGTCCATCCCAAACGATACGCCGTTTGAGTTGCTGAAGACTACGGTGCCCGTGCTGGTCGAATTCGTCCCTGCAGAAATAGCAACGCCGCCCCCGCCGCCACCACCAACAGCAGAGGCAGTCATGGTTCCGTTGCTCAACCCGAAGCTAACCCCGTTCGAGTTGGAGAAGACGATAGTGCCCGCACTCTGAGACGACGCCCCTGCGGAGATAACGGGACCCCCTGTCAGAACGACAGTCGGGTTCAGGATGCTGACTATCTTGAAATCACTCATCAGCTATATGGCAGGGATGCCCTGTCATTCCAGATATTAACGTAGTCACCTGACCCGTTGGCATATGTGATTGAGACACCGCTTGTCGTATCAATCCGCATGATCTGCCATAGAGGAGCTGATGTTGCGGTCCCGGGTTCCGCTTGGCCCAGATACAAAATCGGACTGGCAGAGGCATCAAATTGTAGAGCAAGGGCCGCTTGCTCTACAACCCATGGAAAATCCTCGGGGTCATACTGCTTTACAACCCCTCCGACAATCCCTATACCATTACGCTGCCCCACTCAGAGCTTTCGCTATCTGCTGGGATACGGCGACCAGATCGGCGCATTTGGCCTCATAAGCGGCCTTCGCCTGTTCCGCAAGCTCGGCAGCACGTTCAGCCTTCGCCGTGGCCTCTTGAAACATTTTGCGATCCGGCTCGATGGATGCGTATTTGGCCTCAGCATCTTTCATGGTTGCCTCAGCAGCAGCTTCGCGGGACTCAACCGCAGCGGCCTTCTCCAGAGCATCGCTCAAAACCGCTTTGGCAGCGGCTCTCTGCTCCTCGGCCTCGGTGGTGGCGTCGTTCACAATGCCTTCAGCCTTGGCCTGCGCTGCAGCGATCAGCCGGTCAGCCTTGGCAGCGGCGTCCGACAAGAGCGTAGCCACAGCATTGTTGGCGTTTTCCAATGCGGAGTTGGCCTTGTCTACCGCTGCCGCCGCTTCTTTTCGCAGCGCCAGAATGTCACCAACGAGGTTGTTTTTCTCCAGCTGCTCGTCGAAGTCCTTCTTGGCCTGCTCAATCAGGGCCATCCGGCGTTGGAATTCAGCCGGATCAGCGGCGATCAGCTGCAACAACTCCATGGAAACCGGAGCGCCACCCGCGCCGCTACCTACAATACCGCCTTCGATTCCCATAGATTAGCCCAATCCCGATTGACGGACAGTGATTGTTACAGGAGCCGTCCCGGTAGTGATTTTCATACGCACAGCAGCTACCGGAGCCGTCAGACTACCGTCAGAGTCGGTCGTCTTGTCAGTGAGGCTGGAAACGCTGGTCCAACGAAGTCCGTTACTCTGGATCACACTGAGATCGAACACATCGTCATAGGTGTATTGAACCGTTGCAGTGGACCCGGCAGTCGGGAACTCCAGCGCGAGCGATGTATTGAACGGCGCTTGGTATTGCGCCAGCGGAATCGGATGGGTGCAGCCAACACCATTGGTGCCAGCAGTGATCGCCCCAGCAACTGAGCCCGTGTGCGTGATCGACGTGACGGTCAGAAAATCAATCGTCGAAGTCGCCGTGCCCACGTTCGCACCGGTGATCGTCTCGGAAATTGCCACGTTGTTGTCGTTCGTCCCAGTGATGGTGAACGTAATTCCGGAATCGTTTCCTGCGGATGTGATGATGACCTGCCGCTGGGTAACCAAGTTTGCTACACCGGCTGAGACCAGAGAGCCGTTTAGCGTGATAGCCCCTGCGCCGGGTGACTGAGACGTGCAAATCCCGGTGCTCACGGCGGTAGCCAACTGCTTCGTGATAAAAATGGGTCGCATTTAGCTTTCCTTGAAGGACAAGGGGGCCGAAGCCCCCCTATTAGGCGGTAGCAAACGGGGTAGCAACAGTGCCGGTGCCGAGAGCAACACCCTGAACCATGTATTTCAGCGCGTCGATGGCGACGATCTGAACCCACGAACCCGCGACGCCACCGGTGGTGGTGCCGTTGAAGTTGATGAAGTCATCCGAAGCGCCAGCGGTGTAGGCGACCAGTGCGTTCGAGCTGTCGGTGTCGATACCGAAAATCGTGCCAACAAACCGGTCAGTGCCATCCGTGCCGATCTTCAGGCTGTTGGTGGCGATGGTCGTCGGCACCCAGATGGTGTAAGTCACGCCTTCGTTGTTGGCCGTGTTGGGGTCATTGCCCGGGCCCGACGAGGACGGGTTGGCCGAGGTGTTGATGGTCGGCAGGGTCAGAACGACGTTCGCCGCCAGAGTGCCGCCAACGGTCAGGATGCGACCGGCGTGGGCTGCGGGGTTCAGGGTCGTGCTGGAGGTGATCGAAACGATGGTGGACGGGCCTTGCTGGAAAATACCGCCGAGCGAGCGGATCGGGCCGTCAAAAGTCGTAATAGCCATGGTATACCTTTCGTGTGTTAGCACATCCCTGTATCGTCTCTAACAAGTCTGCCCAGCCAGTCGATACAGGTGGAAATCTGGGGTCTGCAGCCTTTATATCAGATAGATAGGCAAAAGAAAAGGGCCTCCGAAGAGGCCCTTTCCAGAACAGGTGCTGATTAGGCACCCGGGCTGCCGTACACGCCCAGCGGGTCGCTCCAGCCGAAGCTGTAACGCTCGCGAGCTTTGTAGCGGACGTTGCCGGTGTCGAAGTCGCCGTCCATGCTGTTTGCCAGCGGGGTGCGGACGAAATGCTTCAGACCGTTCGGGACGTCGGTGCAGAGGAACCACGCATTGGTGTCGGTCAGGAAGTGGTTGACGCGGAAACCTTCCGGGATCGAACCCATGGTCTTGATCGCGTTCACGTCGTTGTTGTTCGTGCCGACGCGGAGCTCAGTCTCGAGCAGGCGGGTAGCGACGAACATCAGGTTCGGCGGGACGATCAGTTTGCGGGGTTTGGCGGCGATCAGCAGGCCACGCTCGTCCGTCCAAGCAGCGATCTGAATGACAGCGGCCTCAAGCGAGGTCTCATTCAGGTCAGCCGCCGTGGCGGGGGTGTTGCTGTTCGTGCCACCGCTCACCAGCGGATGCGCCGTCGAGAACAGGGCTTGGCCGTCACCACCTTTGTAGGTAGCCGAGAAGCCGTTGTTCAGAACCGACGCGCCCTTCACCTGTTTGGTGTAGGCCATCGCACGGGCGAGCGCCTTGGTGTACCGGGACGACAGGGAGTCGTACAGGTTGTCCTCGACAGCCTCTTCGGTGATCGCAAAGCCCAGCGCGATGGTTTCGTGGTTGTAGCGAGCGGTCCACGCTTCCTGCGCATTGTCGTAGGCGATGGCGTTGCCCTCGTTTTTCACGGGGGCGGCGCTGAAGCCCGACAGCTTCTGCTCTTCCTCGAAGGAACGCTCGGAGGTCTCGGTCTCGAAAATCTCCTTGTGCTCTTCGCCGTAGCGGTTGTACTCCAGACCGAACAATGCGTTCAGGCCGGGGAGCAGTTCTTTCAGTAGTTGGGAACGTGAAATAGCCATGGTTCAGTCTCCTTACGCGCCGACGGCGTTGTAGTACTGGTGCATACCGAAGTTCCACTTCACGATCACTTCGGTGTACGAACCCAGCGAGTTGGCCGTATCCGGCACGACATCGACCACGCGAACCGGCAGTGCGCCGTTGGTTGCGGTAGTCGCGGAAACGGCGACGAGGGAGTCACCGGTGATCGTCGAACCGGTGTTGTCCACCAGAGCGGCGTTCAGACCGACAGCTGTCTGCGTAACACCGCTGATAACGGTGGTGCCCGAGACAACCGCGACCTTGAACAGTGCATCGGGGTCATCACAGACATACGCCTTGATGTCAGCAGCCACGGTGCCAGCCGGGAAATACTGCTTGAACACCTTCTGGTTGCTGTTCGGATCGGTGTAAGTACAGCCCATGAAAACACCAACCGGCGTCATGGCCGAGTCAGCGGGGTCACGGGTGATGTAACCACCAGACAGTTTGACTGCATCCCCGAAGAAGATCGAGGTGCCTTCACCGCTGGCGATTGCCATCAGACGGGTCGAACCGGCGAAAACCTGACCACCAATCAGGTTTACCGGCTTCAAGCCATACGGCTTGTCGATAGTCGGATATGCCATTGTTTAACTCCTTGAATTTATTTGGAAGAGCCTTTGCCGAAACGAACTTCGGACCGCCGTTCATTGAACAGGGGCATCCGTTCGTCGCTAACCTTCATGAAGCTGTTGTCCACTGCATCGATCTGAGACGACGCCTGATGCGCGTAAAACCCGTTGCGCTGGTCGATAATCTCCGTCGGAGCCTTGCACAGCAGCAGCCCGCCGACCTCAATGTTGTCTTTGAAACGACTGTGGGGATCGGCATAAACCATCATTTCCGGGTGATCTTCGGCCTTCACCGGCACCCAGCTTTCACGAAATTTTGCGGAGATATTGGTGGGGTCTGCTTTCCCCATCAAGCTAGTCCGAATCCAACGGAACCCGTATCCGTCCTGCGGTGCAGGGGTGGGAAGAAGGCTCGGTTGCGTCCACGATGCCGTGCGTTGCGTAGTTTCGCGTGTCTGTAACTCACGATTGATTCGATTTTCAGCCATTGTTTTGCTCCAGTTTGAGAGTCTCTCTTGCATACTGCTCGGGCGTCAGACCAAGTTTCTTGGCCAATGCCAGCGCAGATTGCGTCAGTTGCACTTTTTTGGGCGCGGTGCTTCGCGTTGCCGGGGCTACAACAGTAGCTGCTTTGCGGGGCTCGGGTTTACCCCGTGCCGTCGTTCGAGTCTCCGGTTCCTCTTCCAGCTCTTCGCTGAAGTTTTCAGGAAACCGTTTTCTCATGGTTTCATCCACACGGCTGTAGTATTCGTCACTACGCGGGTCAATGCCCAGCCGGACTAATCGTTGGTGCAGACCAAGGGCGAGGCTAGTCATCTCCTCATCAACCCCAAACCATTTGTTCTTGGCCTTCCACGCTTGCGCCTTCGGGTCCAGTACAGGTTGGGGTTCTTGAGCCTGTTGTGTGGTTTCTACCTCTTTTTCAGCGGCTTGTAAAGAGGGCCGTTGAAATTTAAGCGTTTGCATCTTGACCTTAGCGTCGGTCAGTGCCTCCTGCGCATCGGCAATCAAGCTGGGGTCGCCAGTCTCGTATGCCTGCTTGACCTTCTCTTTGGCAGCGGCAATCTCGGTCTCCGCAGCCTTGGTCATATCGTCAAAATAAGTTTGACGCCCGGTGCCAAGCTCTTCACGCAACTTCTTGATTTCACTGTCTTTTGCTTGCGCGAACCGCAGGGCCTCCTCGCGCTCACGCAGGGCCGCTTCCTTCTCCCGGCGCTCGTCGTGCCACACCTTCTTCATCTGGGAGAGGCGCTTCTTGACCTTCTCGGAATACTCCTCGAGGGTGTCATCCTCCAGCTCTTTCTTGACGTCCTCGGGCAGCGGCTCCCGGCCACGATCTTCGGGCGGGGTGTCGTCCACCACCTCGATCTCGAACGCGTCGTTCTTGACCTCATCCTTGACTTCGCCGTCCTGCTCGTCAGGGAATTTGAATGCGGGTTGATTCATGTGTTACTCCTTATTTGCGGCGGATTCCACGGGGGTCTTCGACCACCGCTTCCACCGTATCGTCGTTGATGATGCGGAACTCCTTGCCGTGGATATCCAGACGGGTGCCGCTGTTGGAGCGGACAATCACAAAATCACCCTCTCTACACCACGGGCCCGTGGGGAACTTTGCCGGGTCCTTGTAAGCGTCCGGACCGAGCTTCACGACGAACAGCACCGTGGTCAGAATCTCCTCATGCTGACGGGTGATGTCTGCCTTGATAATGCCGCTGTCGTACTTATTCTCGATATCGGGTATCGCGCACAGAATCCGGTACCCTTGCGGGTCGGGCAACTGTTTGGCTTTCCTTGCTGCTTCTTCACTATCTGCGGCCCACTTCTGTTCAAGCGCGGTTTGGGGCACTTGCTCAGTCGCTGTCGTCATCGGGTGTCATCCTTTTTGCGAGGTCTCTCAGGCTGGCATCTGCGAGGTTGAGACCTCGAATTACCCCACAGATGTGTCGATATTCCGCGAAGTCCTTTACGCCCCCATCAACAAGGACCTCGATTAGCGCCCGCCGCTCGTCGTCGTTGTGCTTGAGTAGCAGGTCGATTGCATCCATTATTTTTCACCCTTCTTCGGCTGCTGGGACTTCTGCCGTGCTTGCTCCCGGGACTTAGCCACCTCCGCACCAATCCGCGCACCGGCGATCAGCTCTTCGCGGCGACCCCGATCAGCCTCAGAAGCAGCGCGGATCATCTGGTCTTTTTCTTTCAGACGAAGCTCGTCGGCTTTGGCGGCAGCGTCAATCGCAACCTTCTTCTCCTTGGTCTTGGAGTCGCGGTCCTTGATCTCCAGCTCCTTCATCTGCATCTGGATGAGCGGGTCTTGAGCCTGCTGCGCGGCTTGCTGCGCTGCAGCTTCAGCTTGGTCTTTCTGCAGGAGGCGCGAAGCCGCCTGTGCCGTGAGCTGCGACAGAGCGACCTCGATATCCTCCGGCAGTTTCTCTTCAGGATTCGGCAGGGCGCTGCCAAGCTGCTTCTCGATCTCGCGGCGATACTGGAAGGCAACGTGCTCGGTGATGTGCGCTGCGGCTGCAGCCATAATGGTCTGCGCCATCGGGTTCTGCCCCATGATCCCGGCGATCTTCGGGTCCTGAATCGCCGCCATATGCACAGCGATGTGCGCCTCGTGGTCCTGATACATGAACGCTTTCACCGGCTTGGCCATCAGGATGTTCATGTTCTCCGTCACCGGATCAGTCGGCTTCTGGTCGTCATCCGTCGGCACCAGCTTGGCAGCGTTCTTGATGCCCAACACCTCGAGCATCTGACGGTGCAGAAACTTCAGGTCGTAAATCTGCGGCGCACCCTGCGCGAGCTGCATCACAGCCTGATACTGCACGACCTTCTGGCTCATGGTCGCCGCGTTCGGGTCCGACACAGGGATCACGTCCACCATGTCGTAGTCGCTCTTCTTGGCCTTGCGGTCGCCAACCTCCGGCTCGTAGCTATACTCCTCGGGAGTGTTATCGCGGATGATTGCCTTCAGCAGCTTGAACTCCTGCTTCATGGCGTAGTGGATGCGGGCCTGCACCGCACTCATGATCTTCAGCATCCGCTCGAGGATCGCCAGCGTGGTGCCAACCGGCGCTTGCGCCGACATGTCCGACACCTTCATGTCCGCCGTCGCCGCGAACCGCTGGGCGTCCATCACGATCTTGTCCATCAGCTGCACGAGCGTCTGGCTGGGCTCTTTATACGGCAGCGGCAGGATGTTGTCCCGCATGGTGCCACTCGGCACATCGACGTCACGGAACTCGCCCGGAGCGATCGGCGTATCGTCACCCTTTACACGCAGACCGCGTGACTTGAAGCCACCCGGGAGATTCGCCAGCGTGCCCGCATCCACCAGTTGACGCATCAGCGAAGTAGCCGCGTTGGCGTGACCACCGATCAGGTGAATAAGCCCGAAGCAGTAGAAGCCAAAGCCCGGGATGTAGCCGTAGTGGACGAAGTGCTGCCGCTTCTGTTTGGTCTCATCGTCCTCCAGCCAATTACGCCGGATGGCCAGCACGTTCGTCGTGCCTCTCTCGATGGTGACAATGTAGGGCACCGCTACGCCATCCATTTTCTTGGCGTACTTGTCGGCAAAGTCGTACATCTCCAAGTCCATGTCCACGCACATCTCGACGACTTGAAACCGGTCGTCCACCTCTGCGCTGAACCCCTGCTCGGTCGCCTTCTGCTTCTCGATCTCGTCGAGTACACGCATCGGCTCGCCCAGCTCGACATCGCGGTAGAACCCGGCCACCTGCAGCTTGCGGAGCTCGTTCTTAGTCTTGCGCATCCGGTGGGATACACGCGGGGTACTGTTCAGGTCCGACGCGCCATAGGGCACGACTATGTCCTCAGCGGGGACAAACATCGACACCTGACGGTTGAGCGACGGGTCGAAGTACACCTTCTTGAACGCGTTGCCCGCCAGACACAAGGCGAACAGCATCCGCTCATGCTCCGGGCGATACTCCGGCATCTTCTCCGTCAGCTGGTAGTTCATGTCCTCCTTGACCCGCAAGGCGGCTTCTTCTTTCTCCTTGGTGTCCTTGCCAATGATCGTCGTCTTGACCGGCCCTGCAGCGGGGAAGGTCTCCATGATGGTCTCGGACTGGAACTTGACCGCGCTCTCCATGATCATCGGGTGGAACACGCCACACGCGCCCGACCACGGCTCGCTGCGCTCCTCGTACTTCAGACCCAGCAGCTTCAACCCTTTGACGTATGTGTCCATCCAGTCCTTGCGGCTGCGCAAGTCGGCGTCGTAATGACCCAGCAGATCACCTGCTATGGACTGCAGAATGTTGTCGTCGATCTTCTCCGCGAGGTTTTCACCGAACTCGTCCTCCTCCTCAATCGTCGGCGGCTCCGGCTCTTCACCCACCAGCTCAATCTCGATCTCAACCTCCGGGCCCTCTACCACCAGCGCGTCCAGTCCCTGCGGAGCTTCGTACAGTGCTTTCTCGATCGACATTCGTTATCTCCTAATAGTATCCGGCATATCTGCGCCGCTTGAACTCCCGCACCGGGTCCTGCTCGTCGTGCGGCAACCTGATGAACCCACCCTGCCGTATCCGCATCAGCGCCAGAGTTACTGCGTCCACATAGTCATCGTGCTGGCCCGCCGGAAACTCTGCCACCTCGTTGATCACTTCCTCCGCCCAGCGCGTCTGTGGTGCCCACACCATACCGGTAGCAAACATATCACTGACGCTGTTCAACCGGGCGATTTTGTCCTGCCCCTTGCTCGGGGTATATTCTCCCACCACCAGCCCCATTTGTCTTAACTCGTAAATGAGGGGTGCGCCCGATGCTTTCTTCTCCACTATGAGCGTCATGGGCACGCCGAAGGACTCCCACTCCTTGAATTTCTCGTAGGCCACTTTCTTCAGCTCCGGGAACTCCATCCGGTTCTTGAAGGCGTCCAGCAGCACCACGTTTGCCCGCCCGGTTGTGTTGTCATCAGGGGCTGATTCGGGGTACCACACGCCCCATGTCGTACAGGCAGAGAAGTCCGCCCGGGAGGTTTTCTCAAACGCCGTGTCCCATGTCTGGACAATGAAGTCACATAGCGGGGGACGCTCGTCCTCCCATGCACGCCACCACTCCCGCTTGACGATGGCCCCCTCTTCCGAGGTGGGGTTCTGCATATACTGGGCGTTCCACTGGAACGCAGGCATCGATGCCTTGGTTCGCAGCAATGTCTCGATCGGCCACTGCTCTGGCCACAGGGAAACCTCCGACACTTCCCCGTTGGCCTCCTGCTCGAGAATGGCCGGGAACTCAATGACCTCGTACTGGTCCGCACCCTCGTTCATGGTCATGTCCTTGACGACACGACCGGTCAGGTCATTCGTAGCCCAGCGGGTCTGCACAATCGCCACCCGCCCACCCGGCATCAAGCGCGTTCTGGCACCGGTGGTGAACCACTCATACGCCTTGTCGAACACGTCGAGGTTACCGTTGATGATGTCCTGTTCATTATGCGGGTCATCAATCAGCAGCAGGTCTGCACCGCGTCCGGCGATCGCACCGCCCACACCCACGGCGAAATACTCACCCCCGAAGTTCGTGTTCCACCGCCCGGCGCTCTTGGAGTCCGCAGAGAGGGATATATCCGGAAAGAGCTCCTTGTATTGGT